GCAGATTTGCCTTTTAGTGTAATCTTATCATATAACCGAGAACTGGATGCCATCTAGTATTTACTCCTCTTCGGGCGGTTCTTGATTAGCCGCTGGCACTTTAGCAAATGTATCAGTTGTAGTCGAATAGACTCTCCATGCTCCTGGAGGAGTGTTCATATCATCTGTAAAATCACTCTGGTCATTCAATTCTTCACCGTCAGTTGATTCATATCTACCAGCTTCGTCTCTATCTAATTTATCAGGTTTATAATTTACAGGATCTAAATTTTCATGGTGGGGATAAGGTTCAGGTGTGGGCATCCTACGCATTATTGACTCAGTACTAGTAGGAGATTCCCATTGATCTTGTCCTGATAAATCAATAATAGTGTGTAATTTTAATCGTTGAGGCAAATTTGCTTCTTCTGCTTCTTCTGCAACCTCTGCCGCAGAACCGGTTGCCGCAGTTGCGGCGCCTGGACCGTTCATATGAATTGCTGGGGCGGTTTCAACTATATTACCTCCAGCATGGGTTTCGTTTGATCCGCCAGATGTGTGGAATATGTGGCCGCCGGCATTAAGATCATAACTACCGTCCATACTTGTTATTACACTTCCTCCGTTTGTTGACGAACTATCTCCATCTACGCTAGTAGTAATACCACCGTCAACTTTTATATCTATATTACCCACTACATGATGTAAGAAATTTTGATCATACACCTTATTAACATCTTGTTTTACCAAATGTTTATAATTTTGATCAAATAATTTATCAACATCTTGCTTAACATGTTGTTTATAATTTTGCTCGTACGTTTTATCTACATCTTGTTTAATATGTATTTTTTGATTACCATCAACAATTAAAATTTGATCGCCAATAACATGTGTATGTTTCTCACCTTTAACTTTTGTGTTAAAGTTTCTACCAGCTTCCATGTTGATATCTCGATCTGCATAAAAATTAAAATCTTGCTTAGTTCTAAAACTAATACTATCTTCCGCATAAACTTCTATTTTGCCGTCACTGGTTAATTCGATCCATGCAGTTCCACGACTATTTCCAATATAAATTAAATCTTCACTATTATGTAATACTATTTGATGGCCAGTTCTTGTACGGAATCTAATTAGTTCATTATGCAATATATCTTTTATGCCGTCTTCACCTTGTTCAAGTGAAGCGTACTCAGGAGGGCCGTCAGTAGGTTTTGTTTTACGTAAAAACTTATCATCACCGTCGTCCATAACAAAACTAGATCCGCCAAGACGACTAACAAATGCATTATTAATCTTATGTTCGTGTTTACCTACTTTGCCTGTTGGTCCTTGTTTGTCAACTGGTCCAGGTGTACTAATTCCAAATACCATACTAGGAACTTCTCGACGTGCGCTACTAGTTGTTATTCCACGTATATCATCTTTAAGAAGCCCTTGATCTTCTAATTTCTTAGCGGCTGGATTTTCAGGTTTTAGTTTTCTTGTAGTATCGCTTTCGGTGTCAACATGTATAACTTTATTATAATCTGATACTGGTACCCGTTCTTTTTCGGTATCAGTCTCTCTACTGTCGTCTACTACATATTGAGTTGACGCATATCCGGGGAGAGCAAAATTCATGTCTTCGTTTTGAACACATCCAATCCAGAAGCCTTTTCTAGTATCTCCTCCAATAAAAATTACAACTACAATAGTGCCCACATCTGGAGGTACCATCCACATTCCATAACTTTTTTGCGTATTACCATGTGTGTCAGAATCTTCTGAAACGTAATCAATATGTGTTGATCCGTAAAAAGGATTTAAGTATTTTACAGTACGTAGTTGTCCTTCTCTGTCGTCGTCATTTCCTGCTTCGTGCAGAACTTGCACTTCTAGAGTGCCCATGTATGTAGGGTCTAAGTGGCTAACAATTTTAGCTAAAAAGGGGCCGGCGTCTAGTTCGACTGAATTGGCCCCTAGTCTGGTTTCTTCTGGCATTTAATTATCCGTTATTAACTTGTGTATCAAGGATCAGGTGCGTCACCACTGTCTTGTGGTGGTGGTAATTTTGGAGGGAAACTTCCGCCACCACCTTCAGTGACTGTTTGTTTAACTAAGCCTAACGTCTGCGTAAATTTTCCTCTGTTAAACTCACTATCAACTTGGAGTACCTTATATATACCTGTAAACTCTCTCACCGCAGAAGTATTTCCAAAATCATACTTACCGCTGTCAGTATTTGCATCATCAGGCGTTCTAAATGCTACCCTGCAAAAAATTTCTCCAGTTTGCCAATCCATTGATCCTTCGGCATTGATTCCTGCACCTGCTGTTGGAATAGTAAAATTGCCGTGGCCGGTATCTCCTAAGAAATACGGATCGCCTAATACTTTTAAATTTAGATTGAGCATATCATATCCGCGAGTTGCTAGATCCATAAACTGTCTAGCTGCCGTTGTTGCTGCATCGTCAAATCCAGTTCCGCCACCAAATTTTGCAGTTTTAGTTCCAAGTTGATCTTTGCGTGATTGCTCAGGGCCGCCGCTGCCGCCGGCCGCTTCTGCTGGTAAAGACCCCGAATCAGTTATGTTATCTGAGGCTCCGCCCGTTGAGGATGCGAGGGTTTTATCTTCAGAATTTTTGCCACCATCAGCGTTAAAAGCTCGATAAAATCCTACTTTATATTCAATAGCAAAATCAAGTATGTCATGATTTTTACCGGTATAGATATAATTATACTCTCTGGAAATAGCCATTGAAGCAGACCCTTTTGATCCAGTATTGGGCGTAGTAAACACCGTGGCATCTACCATATAAGGAACTACTCTAAAAATAACTTTTTTAGCTTTTGTTCCAGTTTTTGGATCTTCGCTAGAAATGTTATGCAAGTGAGTTTCTATTCGCCACCATACAACTTTTCCATCAGGTGTTTGGTTGGCTTCTTCTAAGGCTTGTCTACCGTAGTCACTAGTTAAAATAACTTGATTAATAATATCTTGTACTGTAGATCCTTGTGCAAATTTAAAGTTTGCATTCTTAGTATCTATTTGTATTTCGCCGCGTTTATAAATTCCAGTAGCAGGATCGTATGTTGCGTTATCTTTGGCCATTGGAGTGTCACCTTTGTTATACACATCAAGGCCTAATTTTGATTCTCCAATAGGATTGCCCATATCATTACTAGTATATGGATATGTTGGAAAGACAATATCTATTTCATGTGCATATGTCACATTTTTCTTTTTATCTTTATCGTGTTTTAGTTTATCATTAATAATCGATTTTAAGCTCTTAGATCCTTCTGACAATAAATTTTTTACTGTGTAGGGGCCTTTTTCGTCACACGCTATCATTGCATCAGTTTTTATTTGTGCAAATGTTGACGACATGCCTTGTTCATTCCACGGATACGCTTCGATATCATATTCAGAACCTCGAGCAGTGACTCGCATGGTCACATCTCTAATTTTCATATGAATATATTTGTTTGTTTTAGGAATAGTTTGAAACGGTTCGTCTGGACTAAAGTGTCCTTTGAACTCAATTTTTAACATATACGGAGCATCTACGTAGTTTTTATGTCCTGCTTGTAATGCTGCCGTTTGTAATGTTTCCCAAAATTTTCCCATGCTGTACGGTTCAATAACTTTGAAACTTATACTTAATGCATTGCTATTGCCTGCTTGTTTATCAAGTCCTACTGTACCAGATATCCTAACATTATCCATAAATGTGGTTGCGCCAACTGTGTCTCCGTTAGGCATTTGTATAATCGGCAACCCGCCGCCACGGACTCCGCCATTGACTTCTCCGTCACTAAGTGCATATAGTCCAAACATGTAAGTATAAGATGCATAGGCATGTAGAGGATTAGACGGAGCACTGCCACCAGCTGCTCCAATTGCTCCAGCAAATCCATTTAGAGAATTTGCAAAGTTTGCAAGTGTGCTAGCAAGACTGGATGCTCCTAAGGCTCCTGCAACTCCACTAAGGCTTCCTGCAACTCCCGATATGCTTGAAATTGCATTTCGAGCTGCTCCAGCAATACCGGCAGCAGTGTTTGCTACTCCTGCAATCTGTCCTATTACCCCAGATCCTGTATTTGTTAATCCGTTAGATACTAAACTTTTAATATTGGCTGCAGATTGACCCACTGCATATATGCTGTTAGTGGCCTGTGCTACTCCACTAACAGTTCTATTAACATTAGTTAATGCTGTTGTAGCTGACCCTACGCTGTCAAATAATCCCATATTATAGTCCTAAAATTTTAGATAGACTATTACCTTTTGGAATGTAAATTTGCACTCCTGGGATAAAATCGTAGATTGGATCTTGAAGTACATTTAAATTTCTTTGAGTAAATACCCACCATAATTTAGATGTTTTGTATAAGTCGTAGGCTAAGAGATCAGGCCTATGAGTGTATTGGCTTTCAATAGTATATAAGAAATCATCTGGCTCTGCAGGAACAGGTCTAATTTTTAAAAAACTTAGATGATTTCCTACTATAGGAGTTTCTTTCCATGGGCTGGTTGATTTGTACACTGCTGACATTATATGAATCCTGCGGCTCCGCCGCTAATAAACGATTGTAAGTTAAATGTTTTAACTTTTTCTCTACTGTAAATTGGTTGTAATTGTACATTAAAAGAACTTTTGATAGGCACATGACTTGCACCGCAGGCAATGTAATCTACATCTGCTGGCAAATCGCAAGAATAACTTTTTACAATAACAGGAATGTCTTTAAACACATAATCTCCGTAGGCATTAAACTTTAAT